CCAATTGCATTTAAAGTTAAGTTATTTCTAATTTATTCTAATTTCATTTCTTAAGGAAATGTGGCCATATATCGCTATCAAGTCAAACTACAAGAAGTTTGAAATAAAAGCTCCATCAAAGTCATCAAAGCAGTCCCCACGTGCTGGCAATCCTCTATCCACTAGAGCATTGTTCACACGCACGACAAAGTCGTTGAAATACTCCTCACCATGGTGATAAGCAAAGCGTATTGCTGTATCAACATTTTCCAGACAAGCTTCTCGCTCATCATCACATTCTCGTATCCAATTCGTGAGCTCCTGAATAGTTACAGTACTAATAGGAGCCAACTGAATTAGGCGTCGTCTGTGGTGTTGCTTGAAGCCTCTCTTGAGAAAAGTGAGGTCATCTAGGGGACGGATTGGCACTATAGCAGAGCTCTTATCCGCATCAGTATACTCGATGTGATGTGTACCGAGTATGTCATGCACAACTTGGGCATTGAAAATATCGTGCACCTCAGGATGAACTGCGACGATGTTGTCGTCTCCATAAATGGAGTCTCGAACATATTTGTCGTAATTCTTGAGGGCTCGCAAGTCCAATCGTCCGCGTTGTTCGCAAGACATTCTCCATACCAATCTCAAATAGTATGCTCCAACTAAGGAGTTGATGATTACTGTTAGGGGATTTCCCGAAGGATTTCCCCGATGTTTAACATAAACAAGATTGTTCGCGATTTGCACCGTGTGAACCATCTCATCCATGAGCACCTGTCTAACCAGGGCATTTTCATCTCCGTCATCGTACCAGTGATTAATGAGGTCACAAGAGGCACGAATCAGGTCCGGATCCAATTTGCCATCAAAAGCGGAGTAATCTCCAGCGAAGCCTTCAGGGCCCACCTCTCTGAGTTTATCATAGAGTTGGGTCCATTCAGGTCCTTCGCAGTCAATTCCAACCGCAGAGTGAGTTTTCAATCGGTTCTGGTAATAAAAAGCCGCAAAGGAAAGAAAATACTTACGGAACAGAATGGTATAATCAACGGGCGCAATAGTGAACACTCTGGTTTTGCCAGCTCTCACTTTCTCCATCGTCCGTCTCTCGTCCTTAAGACAATCAGTCCAGACCGATTCCGATCTGAAGCCGAGTCTTGCGTTCCATTCTCGCCTCTCGTAGTTTCCCTTCAGTTCAACATCATTAATTTCGTAGTCATTTTCGTTTCCAGTCTTGCCAACACTAAATAACCAGACCTTTCCTACACTCCCCGCTGGCTTGCGGAGCACATAGGGGTATCCGGCTGAAGTGGACATATTCATCCGATCGTAGAATTCAAAGCCTTCTACTCCATTGATCGCCTCGTAGTCTGTTAAGACACGTCTTGGTCCTTGGAGCTTCAAGCTCGCGAATTCCGCTTTCAGCTGAGTAGTCACAGCTTCAATATCCCGTTTGGCAAAGGGTTTTGTTTGTTCCCCATACTTGTTGAT